GGTGAAGGATTCACAACCTGAACACCTGCAATTGTAGTAGTTGATGTTGTTGTTGTTACAACAGCACCTGTTGACCCAGTGCTGATAACTGAAGCACCAAATGTAGAACCAAAGTCAAAAGTATCGACTACTGGTGCAACACCCGTAGTTCTAGATGCACTACCAGTAGCAGAACTCTTTCTATTGATGAATTTTTGAGCAATACTCAGTTTTGTCTGCTTTACATTATTATCATTCAACTCTGAGTGTGGTTGATACTGAACTATGTCCTCAAATTCTTCAACAATCAAGTCAGCAATCTCTGCATTTGGTATTAGAATCTGACGTTTAACTTCATTCAAATAATCTTCATGTTCATAATTAGTTACTGGATATATCGACTCTTCTTTTGATTTTGTCGTTCCATCAGGAAAGACCACTCTAAAGGATTCATTTACTTCTGTTCCTTCTTTAACAAAAACAATGTTGTTGAATAATACTTCATTAGTTTCCCAATGATGTATCGCGTCAGAATCACCATATTTCTGTTGAACTGTAGTTAGTAATTCTGCTTGACTTCTTGGCCACTCTTCATATACATCAATAATATTATTTACTAACAACACAACCCAATCTAATTCTGCATCACCCAATAGTCTATATGCTACTGTTGGAGGCGTTTCACCATCACGTAGTGAGTAACTTTCAAAAAGAGTAATATACTCATTCAAATTTGGAATGGTAACTGCTCTTCGGAATATATTTTTAACTAAGCGATACTTATAATCCTCATCCGTTGATGTGCCCTCAGCGATATAAGTATCTGGTAAGCGATTAAAGTAACCCATTAGTATCCTGCTGTAATATCTTTTTGAGTGATAATTGAAGTTTCGATGAATGTCAAATTGACGGCAACTGAGGGAACCATGATTTGAGGTTGCCCACTCAATAAATGACGGAAAGCGTTATATGAACCATCAGGGGTATAATTTACTTGAATTCCTGCACATACAGAATCCTTGATTCTATGGTGTAATGGGTATCCACCCGTTGCGAAGTCACCTTTTGCATTAAGTCGTCTATAAGAAAGTTCAAACTTGTCAGGAACTTCAAAATACCGTGCAGAACGAGCTCTTCGGGCACCATCAGTCGCGAAGAGCTGTTCAAAGTTTTGATTGTTTTCACTACTATCTCCACCACTATCATCGGTGTTAAATTCGTCAGCATCCGCTCCACCAATGATGGGAACAGAACCAAATTTGATATAGTTTATAATTTTAAAAATTTCTTGCGCCTCTCTTCCACTACGGGCAAAAAACTTGAATGAGAAGTTATGAGTTCGGAAGGACATATTACTGAACAATTGCTCAGTAAATGGGTTAAATACCTTTCCTTTTGTCAATGCCTGTAAAGCATTAGCATCAATATTACCTGCAAGACCCAACATCTGATTTATATTTGATGCTGAACTTGCAATTGCTGCAGAAGCAAACTCAGGTAAAGCAGCAGCTGCTGCACCTTGAATAGTTTCAACTATTTGATCCATATTACCGCCACTATTCATCAATCCTGCTGCTGCAACTCCAGCAACACCAATATCTACTTGTCTGTAGTTTGGTTGGTATTGAGTTTGAATCTGATTTGGGATTGCTAAGTAAACCCTCTCATTTCTGTGAATTTTACTAACTTTATTGCCAGGAAGATTTAATCCATAATAGTTTGAATCGCTATCATTATAATTGATAGCATATCTTCTCATAGCAAGATAGTCAATAAACTCTGTTGGAGACTCCAGGTCACCAGCATTGCCTTGGTCGGACACAGGAGGATTTAAAGGATATCTATAGATTGAGTTGGACAAAAGATACTACCTAAATATTATGTGACCTCTATGTATTTATGCGATATCAAGGAAAGTACAGACCTTCTTTTCCTGGGAAGTATAAGGGCGATTTCTCTAATGTGATTTATCGCTCCTCTTGGGAGTATAAATTTATGAAATGGTGTGATATTACCACATCTGTTCAAGAGTGGGGAAGTGAAGAAATTATTATTCCTTACGTTTCACCAGTTGATGGTAGACGGCATAGATATTTTCCAGATTTTTATGTTAAAATCAATAACAAAAAATATCTGGTTGAAGTAAAACCCTACAAACAAACTAAAGAACCCAAAAATCAAAAAAGACACACAAAACGATATATAAATGAAGTAGTGACGTATGCTGTTAATCAGGCAAAATGGAAAGCAGCAACCGAATTTTGTATGGACCAAGGTTGGGAGTTTATGTTAATTACTGAAAAAGAACTTAAAGTGTAATGGCAATTCCAAATAAAGAGCAAGCACAATATAATTCATTACAAGAATTTATTGGATTTTTTAAGGCGGAACCAAACGCCCCTTCATACTCCAATCTTTTTTCGGTACATTTTAGCACTCCTCCAATGTTGCAGAATGGTGCTTATGGAATGAATACGACTAAGTACGAACCCCAACGAGAAGTTTTAAGGACATTATTAAATTATTACGCAGAAAGTGTAAATCTACCTAGCAAGCAAGTTACAACGGGAACATATAATCAGTTAGGTTCTGCAATTAGATATGCGACTGGTTCTACATTTAGTCAAATTAGTATTACGTTCAAAGTTCCACGTTCTGGAGAGACGAGAGCATTTTTTGAAAAATGGATTTCTATGATGGCAAATGATGCCAGTCAATATACTGATTATTATAATAATTACGTTTGTAATACATTAAGAATTTACAAGTGGGAAAGAGGTGGTGGTGATGTCGCTGTTAGTAAACCTCAATTTAGAAAGGCAGTAAGAGACAGTGGACTGGACGCATCGCAAATATCAGCTCCTCGGTTGAATTCGTTGTCTACAGCATATGAACTGCGTAATGTATTTCCATATAACATCGGTTCTATACAGTTAGACAATGCTACAGCAAAAACTGTAAGTATGACAGTTCAGTTTTATTATGAAAGGTATAGATTCTATCAATCTGATGACCTTGTATTTCCTGAGACTATTGACCCCTCCCGAATCCGACTCGATAACTTAACACAACCTGGTACTGATCCATTAGTCAATTTTCAATTTAGTAAATTATTCAATAGCTACCAGGATCTAATCTCATCAACTGGCAATGTTGGATAGTTTGATAAATAAAATTACTGAATTGAATTTTTATGGCATTACCTAAGATTAATGTACCTAAGTACAAATTGAAATTGCCTTCAACGGGCAAAGTAGTGAATTTTAGACCATTTCTAGTTAGAGAAGAAAAATTACTTCTTCTTGCTACTCAGACAGGTGAAACCGAACAACTGGTAGATGCGATTACAAAAATTGTTTCTGATTGTACTGATGTTAAGGATGTAAAAAATCTCTCAACATTTGATATTGAATATCTGTTTTTGCAAATTCGCACAAAATCTGTTGGCGAGACTGTGAATATTAGTCTTACAATGCCAGATGATAATGAGACTGAAGTTGATGTTGAAATTCCTTTAGACGAAATCACCGTCAAAACAGATAAAACTCATAAAAATGAGTTGAAACTTAGTGATGAAATTATCGTCAGTATGGGATATCCTTCCCTAGAAATGTTCGTTAAGATGAATTTTTCTGATGATGATACTAATCAAATTGAACAAGTCTTTGAAATGGCAGCGAGTTGTGTAAAAACAATTTCGGATCCTGCTCAAGTCTATGACTGTGCAGATGTCTCTAAAAAAGAACTTATAGAATGGTTTGAAGAATTGAACAGTAAGCAATTCGGTATGATTCAAGAATTTTTTGAAACCATGCCCAAGTTGTCACATACACTTAAAGTGACTAATCCCAATACTGGGGTAGAAAACGAAATTGTTCTAGAAGGTCTGGCATCTTTTTTCGGATAGCACTCCTCCATACAAATCTTCGCTCTTATTATGAAGGCAATTTTTCATTAATGCATCATCATAAATGGAATATAGAACACATTGACAACCTAATGCCTTGGGAAAAGGAAATCTACGTCAATATGCTAATCCAATTCCTAAAAGAAGAAGAAAAACGTATGAAGGAGCAGCAAGCAGCAAGTGGCTAACATAACACCATATAAGTTTGTAAATCCTGGATTTACATCTAGTAAAAATCCATCTACAATTGCAGCAAGAAATTCAACTCTTGCTATCAATAGGATTGGTGTGACTGTTGAAAGTTTGGCAAATACCGTTGCTGGTCTTTCTTCTATTGCTACTCTTCGTGAGAAAACAAGATTAAAATCTTCTCAGTTAGAGCGCAGACAAGAAAGATTAAAGAAAGATAGGGAAGCAGAAGAAAACGAAGAAACTAATAAGTTACTGCAAAAGAAAGATCGTAATGCAGACAAAAAGAAATTAAAGGTTGGGAAAGGCAGTATTAGTTGGTTAGAAGAATTTATTGGACCTTTAGGTAAAATTCTTCTAGATTTTGGTACATTTGCTCTTACCAGTAAATTATTAGAATACCTAGGCGATACAGAAAATAGAGAAAAGGTAGCAGTATTTTTAGATAAGGTTGGATTTGTTTTCAATAAATTATCAGAATTTGCTGGTAATATAACTCAAACTTTATCAGATGGAATGGATGCCATCTTCGGTAAAGAGAGCACTATTGGAGAGAGACTAAACGCTTTCGGCAAGATTATTGCTGCGATTACAGGGATAACAGGCATCTTAGGTGCTGCATTTGCAGCGAGAGATTTATTTCAGGCGGGTGAAGACCTTGCAGATGTAAGACCCGACAGACCTAGACCAGATAAACCAAGAAAACCGCCAAAACCTACAGCAACGAACCCTAGTGGCGCAGACCCTGATATAGATGGTCCTAATGGTAGAGTAAGGGCATCTACTATTGCTGATCGGTATGGTGACCTTGCACAAAAACAATATAAAAAGATTCTTGCAGAGCGTGGAGATGAGGCTGCAAAAGCATTTGCTAATGCTTTAAATAACAGTGGTGGTAATATCACTGAGGCAACAAAAGCATTTAATAGGTTATTAGGGAAGGGTTTCTTTAAACCTATTGAACCACCAAAACCAACTAGATTACAAAGAGCTGGAAACTTTTTTGGCAATCTTGGTACTAAAATTAAAACTCAAGCAGTAAGATCTTTTGATTGGCTTAAAACTGGATTGATGAATGCTCCAGAGTGGGCAAAAAATCAATATAAGAATCTTTCTGCAGCAGGGCGTAAAGCATGGGAAACTACAGTCAAAGCAGGCGAAGTAATAGGTGCAAAGGGAAAACAATATGCTCGTGCAGCAGGAGATAAGTTTAAGGCAGCAGGAGATTGGGTTGCTGATGGAGGAAAGAAATTTTTAAGCAATATGGCACAAGGTGCCAAAAACTTATTTTTTGAAAAGGTACTGAATCCATTAAGACCTATCTTAGACCCGATTGCAGCAAAAGCAAAACTAGTAGGTGATTCATTAATTACAAATTTAATGAAGATCCCTGGCATGAAGAAGGGTGCCGAGATTCTTAAGAAGAAGGGTATCGGTAGTTTTGCTGATGTTGCAACGGCAGGAGGTAAGTTAGGGAAAAGAGCAGCTGCAGTTCTTCCTGTTATTGGTGGACTTGTAAACCTTGGGTTTGCTTATGATAGAGCAGCAAACGGAGACTCTATTGGTGCATTGATTGAAGGTACTTCTGGTATCTTAGATATTGCTGGTCTTGCTTCAGCAGGTGCTGGTAATGTAGCGTCAATGGTTCTTGACGGATATATGTTTATCCGTGACTTTGTTCCTCAACTACAAGAGGGTGAAAACAAGGTAGTAGAAGGATTGGGACTATCTGGATTTAAAACCCAAATTGATAGTGTGTTGAGTAAATTGCCTAATATTGGCGAAATTATCAACATGATTACAGGTAATAATAATACTGAAAATGTTAAAGCTACTGAACCAGAACAAGAACTGTTCTTAGGTGGTGTTGTCAAGAGCGTTGGTAATGCAATTGGCAGTGTCGGCAAGGCAGTAAGTGGAGTTGTGAACTCCCCTATTGGTAATGTTGTAAAGACTGCTGCATCGTTTATTCCTGGTGCAGCACCCATCATGGCAGGCGTAAATGCAATTACAGGACTTGCTTCAGGAAATCCAATTCAAGGTCTCATGGGCGCTGCAACGTCCTTCTTACCTGGTTTTAGCAATGCTGTTGGTAACTTCATGGGCAATAGTGCTATAGGCAGTATGTTGACTAATGTGATGTCTGGTAGTTATGACCAGGCATTAAGTACAGGGTTATCAATGATTAACCCTGCCATTGGGCAACTTGCGGGGTCGTTACTCAAGGGTGGAATGAATCCCATGAGTATATTAGATTCTGCTGCGATGCAATTTGGATTAGATGGACTCATGAACTCGTTTATGAGCGGAGATTATATCGGCGGACTATCAGAAACTGCAGGAGCATTAGGAATTGATCCTAAAGTTATTGGTGCTTCTAAGAGTGCAGCTAAATCAACATTTTCTCCTGGTGGGTTATCAGAAAAACTAATACTTGAAGAAGTAGTAGAATTCATACCACTTCCCGTCATTGTTGAAAAGTTACAACCTATTCTGCAAGCTGTGCCCATAAATACAGGTGGTGGTGCCGTAAGTGGTGGACCTTCTAGTCTGACAACCAGGATGCAATAATGGCAACGGCAGTAAACAAAAGCAGTAAAATAAATTTTTATAAGTTTGTCCAGGTAAAAGAAGTCTCTTCTTCTGCCTCGGCGGAAAGTGTTGAAGTAGCGTCAGTACTTAATTCTAACACAAAAGCAATTAATAATCTAGGGGGAACCCTTAACAGTCTTGGGAAGGTCTTGACAGACCTCAAAAAAGTTGCTATAATTGACCTTGAGAGGGAACAGAAGGAGAACAGATCTAGCTTCAAGTCAAACTTTGCTGACGAAAAAGGAACAAAGAGGAAAAAGAGTTTCTTTGGTTCTATTATTGCTGGTAAAGCAAAAGGATTTTTTGAAAGTATCTTAGGGATGCTTGGCGGATTATTTAAATTTTATGTTGGTACTAAGGCATTAAAATGGTTATCTAATCCTAAGAATAGAGAGACAGTTAAGAATGTTATCGGTGTTATTGCTAAGATTGGGCAGTTTATATTTGATTGGGCAAAATTTGGTATAACAACTACCATTGATTCTCTATACACATTATTATCAGATGATACTAGTTGGTGGGAAAAAACTTTATCGGTAGGTAAGTTATTAGTTGGTGTTGGATCACTCTTACTAGGAGCACGTTATCTTGCTAATCCATTAAAAATTGTTACTGATATTGGTAGAGCAATCTCTACTTTGATTAGATTTGCTACAGGTAGGGGAGGAAAAGGAGGGGGAAGAAGACGTGGCGGACGACTTGGTGCTGGTTTAAGACTAGCAGCGGGTGCGGGTTTAGCATATGGTGCTTATCAGGGATATCAATCTTTAAATGAAGATAAACCAGAAGAAAAAGCAAATGGTGGTAAATTAAAAAAAGCACATGCAGGAGGGTGGATTAATGGTCCCCAGTCTGGATATAAAGTATCATTAGATGGAGGTAGAAGCACTTCATTTATTGGTCATGGTAAGGAATATGTTGCACGTAAAGCTGATGGTGGAGCATTTGTAGTTCCTTTCAATACACCAGCAACACAAAGAATGTCTGGTCTCACATCCAAGAGAATTGGTGAGGCAAAAAGAGGTGGATACAAACTTCCTGGATTCTCTCAAGGTGGATACTTAGACGCAACGAAGAGACAAGATAATACTCAGGGAGATAATGCCAATAAGAAAATCTTCTTACATTGGAGTGCTGGACATAGGGATGGTACAAACTTTAATAATGGATATGGATATCACACTTATATTCCTTCTAGTGGAAAACCTGTTCGTAGAGCAAAGTATGGTGCAACTGGTGTACCCCACCATACTTACGGAAGAAATAAAAGTCAGTCTGCAGCAATTGGTGTTGCTGGTATGTCAACTGCTAATAATGAAAACGGTTCTAGTTTTGGTTCTCAAGCAATTACTCCAAACCAGTACAAAGGTATGGCAAAGGAATCTGCTTCCATTGCTTTGAATTGGGGATGGAAACCGTCAGACATCACGGATAAGAAAGTAAGAACACACGCTGAAGAATATAGAGATTATCCAAATTGGTATAACCGCAATAACGGCAGTCATTATCGTTGGGATTTATCCAGACTTTATGCTGGCGAACCCCATCTTTCGGGTGGTCCTAAGATTCGCGCTATGATTAAGCAGCAAATGGGAATCCTTGGTGGTAATAGACCATCTGGATCGAAACCAAAGAATCATCATGATGATGGGGCAATGGGACCAGGACCTCAAAGAGGGTTCTTTAGTAAATTGCAGGGTGCTGTTGATGCCATGACGGGCGGAAGGACAGACTTTGATGGTTTGGGTAGTGGAACACAAGCACCCCCTGCTGCTACGACGCCTAGCGAGTCTTCAGCAAATACTGGCGGTGGTGGTGGCGGTATGGGTAAGGGTAAAGATTTCTGGACCCTGGCTGCTGTTGCTGGTACTGAAGATAATGATGCTCAAGGTTGGGCAGACGTTGCTCAATCTGTCTACAATAGAAAAGCATCAGGAGTCAATTTCAATCAAATCAACGGAAGTATTTCGGGATATCTTCTCGGAAGAATGCAATATGAACCCACCTGGAAATATCCTAAAGCAGGTGTTACTGGAAAACCAAATGCAGAATGGCACGCAATTAAAGACGCTGATTCTGCTGCTAGAGCAATGGGGAAACCAGTCTCTTATGTAAAAAGAGTTGCTAAGGCATTGCAGAATAAAGGGTTGCAAAAGAAAGCAGCGTCGTTTGTTGGTGGTAGAACTGACTTTATGGGCGGCAATGAAGTTCCTGACTTCAATAAAGGTGATGTAAGAAGAAAAGGCAACATGCCAAATAACTTCTTTGGTTGGTTTGTTGGTGGTGGAGCACAACAAAGAAGTAAAAGTAAATCTGCTGCTGGTATTCCTGGTTTCACTGGATCACAATCTGGAAAAATATCTGAAACTGGTACTGGAACAACTCCAAGTGGTCATGATACTAGAGATGCTGCAGCGACTGGAGGCGCAGCAAAAAGAAACTTGTTTGATGATTTAACAGGTAGGGGCGCAAATCCTTTTAATAGAGAGTCTGAATCCTATGCTCCATATAGTGGTGTATATGGCACTAGTGGAGAAACTTATAGAGATTCTTCTGCTTTACAAAAAGCAACTCAAGAGCGAAACGCAGCAAAACAAACTGTATTAAATAGTTCTAGGCAACTAGCATCTTCTATAATGGGTGCTGCTACTGGTCAAAATCAAGTTGTAATGCAGCAAGTTCAGCAAGCACAGATGGCAACCCAGTCTAGTATTCAAAAGGCACAGTCAACAAATTCTTCCCCTGCTCTTGTAGGTGGAGGTGGTGGTGCAATTCTTAAAACAACTGCAGCAGTACTAAATTCTTTTAACAACCCACTTAAGGGCATTCTCTAATGGCATTACCAAGGTCTGAATCTGGATCAGTACAATATAAATTAGTTATCAACAGAGATGGTGCAGATATCACCAATGCTGATGGTGGTAAAGACCTGAATGAATTTGTTACTGCTATAGAGATATTTGAAAGTATCACATCTGCAACTCTAGAAGCAAGAGTAGTTATTAATGACTCTGCAGGATTGATTGGTTCCTTGACAGGTTCTGAAATTTTTAAGTTGCAGATTCAAGGATCAATTTCAAATTTCACATATTATCTTCGCTCATATAACATTGAATCTCGTTCTAGAGTGAGTCAAAGCACAGATGTCTATATTGTGAGTATGGCATCTGAGGAGTATATTAAAAATGAAATCACTAATGTATTTGGTAATACAACGGTACTTTTTAACAAAGACACTAAAGCAGCAAATGTTTTAAAGTTATTACTAAGAAGTGCTAGATTCTTAGGTACAAACAAGAAAATTTTTATTGAAGATACTTTGAATGCACATGATTATATAATTCCTAACTGGAGACCATTTGATTGCATTTATTGGATGTGTAATCGTTCTATTCGTGCGGGTAATTCAGCAAACTCATTACAAAGTGGATATGTATTCTTTGAGAATGCATTTGGATTTCATTATAAGTCTATTGATAAAATGATTGATGATGTAAACTCTCAATCACCATCAAAGAAAACAAACTATAATTCTGCAGAACCAAGATTATATCGGTACGAATATATCCCCAAGAGAACCAGTTCTAATCAATCTGCCGACCAATTCAAAATTGATACTGTTGTTTTTCCTGAAGAGAGAAACTTTTTGATGGGATTGCGACATGGTGCATGGTCAGGATTTAGCATTGGATTAGATCCTGTTACAGTATCTACTTCTAAAATGGGCGCAAGTACAGATTTATCAGGAGATGCGTATAGATATTCTATTTTTGAAATGTGGTCAAAGATGTCTCACCTCAAAGGAGGTCAGAATGCAAATCCTCTTGAAGCAATGGATACAGGCATTCAAGAAATGATAAAATATCCAAAAAGAGTCCGCTATAGTATCATGCCCAATCAGATATTTGACCAAAAAGATACTGATACTAAAGGTGCTACCTATGAGCAATTAGTTGAACTTCAAGCATATCAATGGATGAGGATTGAAGCATTAAAAACATTGAAACTTCAAATTAGTATTCCTGGCAATTTAGACTTATATGCAGGTCATGGTATTGAAATCACATTACCAAGCACTGCCAAATCTGGAAATAAAACAAAGATTGATAAAAAATACAGTGGACGATATATAATAGCTGGGTTGACGCATAAAATTCTGGGAAATAACATGACAACAGAACTTATGCTACTAAAGGATTCTATTCGTCAATAAATAAAATTATGAAGATTAATAACCAATTATGGAAAGTATCGAAAAGCACATCAAAGTTGACAAGGAAATTCTTGACAACCCACTAACATCACCTAATCAACGTCGTCACATTGAAGGTGAATTGCATGAGTTGGAAGACTATGTGCAGCATCACAAGGCAGAGATTGAAGCAGGTGATCATCACGACCCTTCCCCATTAGAACTATTTTGCGATTCCAATCCATCCGAACCTGAGTGTAAAGTCTATGAAGATTGATGACTTTATCCTAGGTCATTGGTCTAATAGGCATCAAGCACAAAGTCAACCCACTAAGTATTCTACAGTCGAGATACTTTGGGAAAAAATGGGCGATGGATATCACTCCAAAAATTATTATAGATCTGATGGACCAGATAACCCGTATAGGGAAAGATATCATAAAGCGATTAAAATTTCAGAGACTGAAGTTCACTTTCAAAACTATGATTTGAACTGGACAAGAGCAGGAAAATGTGATATGATATTCACATACGACGGCAATGCATGGCACGGTCAACTTGGCGGTAGTGAATGTACTGGTGTTCGGGGTTATAGAGTTGTAGCAGAAATTCATTTGTATGGAGATAAACTTCATAGTATGGATCAAGGTTACAATTCTGAGGGAGAGATGATGTGGGGTAGTGAATTACTCTACAAATTTACCCGAATGGGCGAATAACTCAGCGGTAGAGTGTCTCCTTTACACGGAGGTTGTCGGGGGTTCGATCCCCTCTTCGCCCATAAATAAAAATGTTATAGATTATTGAATCGATGCAAACCATTGACGGTATCATTAATGAACCTACAGTAAATTTCGTCGGTAAGGATGGATTTTTCTGGTGGGTTGGTGAAGTAGAAGATGTTGAAGATCCTATGGAGTTGGGTCGAGTAAAGGTTCGAGTTCTTGGATACTATACAAATGTAAGAGGAGGAACGACAACAGACTTGCCTACAGAAGCATTACCTTGGGCAACAGTGATGCAGCATACTTCACAAGCAGGTAATGATTCTCAGGGTGAAAGTTCTGGTCAGTTGCAACCTGGTGCAATTGTTATGGGGTTTTTCCTCGATGGCGAAAGCGCACAAATGCCTCTTGTAATGGGAGTTCTTCGCGTAAATAAAAACGGAGATAGTCAAGATACTAAGGAGTTTGCATTTACAGGAGAAAAAATGCAACCAGGACTTGCTCCTGGAGCAGGTCAACTTCCTCCTGGTGAAACAAATATTCTAAAGTCTACTCATAGAGCAGGTAATCAGAATAACTCAGTAGCACTTCCTAATTCTAAAACTGTTGCTCCTGGTGGAATTGGTCAACCAGCAAATATTGGTACTCAACCTGGAATTGCTGGTAGTTCTAGCAATTCACAAAAACCTAGAAATCCTGAAAAACCAATTCCTGCTGGTAATGGTGTTGGTGGACCTTGGAAAACTTTAGAATATAAGTTAAGTTATCTGGTTGAGGATATTGCTAACACTGCAGGCAGTCTTGTTAAGAATGAGAGTGGTAATTTTCTAGATGTTGTTAGTGGTAAGTTAGTTACTGCAGAAATGCTTACATCAAAGTTGCAAAACTTTTTAAGTAGTGTATTTACTCAAGTCATTTCTGCTATACGACAGCAATTTTCCCAACTTACAGAACAATTATCAATTGCTAGTTTATTGGGTGGTGCTACGGGAGCACCATATATCATCTATACTATTATTCAGCAAGCAATTCAACAAATTCTTTCTGCTCTGTGCCTTGAAGATAGTAAGTTGATGGGATATATCTCAGACCCTATTGGTTCTGTTGTTAGTCTTGTAGAAGGATTTTTGGATGCTGCTATTAGTAAAGCAGAAATGGTATTGCAAGGAGTTCAGGATGTTATCGATTCTGTAATCTGTCAGGTCCAGAGCATTATCAACACCATGCAGGATGTTGTATCAACTGTTGTTGACCTTGTACAAGGTTTCGAGCAGGTACAAGCTATCATTGAAACCTGGAAGGAAGGAAGTAAGATTTTTGAAGAAGGTACAGACTTAATCCAACAAGGAATCAGCAACATCACAGGTTTGATTTCATTCTTCCTAAATTTCTTTTCGTCAGGTTGTAATCGTGAAGCACATGGCGGAAAGGATACTGTAGGTTGGTTCCCTATGTTTGGTGTCACTCACTGTACTGATGCTGAGTTAGATGAAATTAATAGAATTAGGGGAAGACAAAGAGGAGATTGTGGAAGTAATGATGCTGGTGCCAGTCTTTGGGATAGTCTTTATAAAGAAGCAGACCCATATTTAACTGCGGCAAAAACTTTTATCAATGGTGCATATGAATTGCATGTTGGTACTCCAGGGCGTCAAGCAACTGTTAAAAAATCTGAAAATGGTACTACTCATACGTCAGTAAATTATAATAACTCCTCTTTCTCTGAGTATCAATTTTTAAGACAACTTAGAAAGAGTAATCCTGATATCACCCAGGAAGAACTAGATAAAAAATATAACAGTTATGTTAAGAAAAATGCAGGTAGTAAAGGTGATACTGGTAATTTAGTTGCTGACCACTCTTCTTATGCTGGTAACTATACACAAGAAGTTCATGGTGATGATTGCAAACTTGTTGATGGTGATTATGTTCGTACTATTGATGGGAGTTATCATCTAAAAATTACTGGGGATTGCCATCTTGAAGTTGGTGGTGGATTCTTTATGTCTGCTGAAGGAGCACCAACAGTGGCACCTAAAAATGGTGCTTCACAAAATGAAAAAATTCAAAAGCATACTATCAGACTTGGTTCTGACCTTGATTTTAATGTTGCTGGAGGTAAATTAGGATTACAAGCATCCGAAATTGAACTTGCTTCACAGGCTAATAAAATTGCAGGTTCATCTTTAGAAGTTTCTTGTATGAATCAAAGTTATTCTGGCGGTGAGATTATGATTAATGCCAATAACTCCATTGAATTCAATACTGTATCGGAATATCACTTTATTAACTTTCCAACTACAAATCCAATTTCTGCTAAGTCTGGTATCTTTAACTCTGTTAGAGGTTCTGTAGACTATATTATTACTCCTGGAGGTTCTGCTGCTGATGCAGTTCCTAGATTTAATGTCATTAACCCCTCTGGTCCTGTTAATTTTACCTGCGGTGCAACTGGATATAACTGTAGTGTTACCACTGGAGCATTCAACGTTGATGTTGTTGCAGGTCTGTTTAGGATCTCTTCAAGTACCGTTGGCACCATTGACGCATTAGGAGCACTCAACCTCAGTTCAGAGGGTATCGTTCGCGTTTCAGGTAAGTCTATCTTCTTGAATTGACAACCGTTGCTTCCTGTGCTATGATATGGGAGCAACTCAAAGAACTATGACCGACGCCCTCGCACACATCTTTGTAGACTTCTCAAAACGAAAGGTGACTCTCGTAGATGATGAAGGTTATGAGAAGGATGTTCGATGGAACTTTAATTCTATAGGTGCTGAAGGTTTCTCTGAAACAATCTCTCAAATACAAGAGATTGTTGATAATGATATGATTACCTATTGCTTTGCTGTAAAATGAACGAACCCATCTCTGTAACACTGGAAGAAGCAGAAAAGTACTTTGAGTTTCTGGTTGATATGTGTGAGCGCAATCGTTGCGTTTGGCGTATCGAAAGACCTGATGGTGCTGCTGTAATTCTTGCGCCAGTTGTTCAGTCAGGACCTCCCTTATCGGAGGAAGTAATTGACCAGGTAGAAGAATTTCGCAAACAGTTTTTAGACCAACCTAATTAAAATGAAAAAGATTATTCTAACTTTGATGGCAGCATGTCTTGCTGCTCCTGTAATGGCAGAACCTATTATGGAGAGTGAATACAGGACTAATCATTCCTTGGGATGTATGTTGTTGGGTGAATGTACTGATGGTGTCAAGAAAGTATATTCTATGCTTGATATCTCATCAGAATACGATAACATGGAAGAATTCACTGGTGTGACTGGTGAGTTTCATAATATGTTACACTCACTCAATCAGATTGGTGTGAATGTATTCCTTGCTGATGAGAAGTATTTCCCCGCAGGACATCGTGGAGTATATCATACTGTCTCTAACAACTTCTTTCTCAATAAGAATTTTATGGGACAACCTAGTACTCTGATGATGGTTATGCGTCATGAAGGATGGCACGCTGCACAAGATTGTATGGCAGGCACGATTGATAACAGTCTGATTGCTATCATCAAACCAGAGGATGAAGTTCCTATGATTTGGCGTGTGTTAGCAGAACGTACATACCCTAAGTCTGCTGTGCCATGGGAAGCAGAAGCAGGTTGGGCAGGTAGAACTGAGAACATGACAATGAATGCTCTTGCTGCCTGTGCTGGTGGTAGTATGTGGGAAGTCTATCCTCCTACCCCACTAACACGTAAGTATCTGATAGATTCAGGATACATTAAAAACTAGGTTCTATAAAGGCAACTATATAGAGAACCCGTGAAATAAAACATGTATGAAGAACTAAATTGTTTTGAGGAAGCACTCAAACATTTTGGTACTAGAGTTGAAATTCTCACTGCTATGGAAATGGCAAGAAAAATATCACCTGAAGATGCCTATCAGATGATTAAGGATGAACTCAAAGAAGTCAAAAAGTGTCGTAAACTATTCAAGAAGGAGGGATGACTTTAATGGGATTGTACGACACTGTTCGGTCTTCTTTTGATTTAGGACCAGGTTACAACAGAAAAGACCTCCAAACAAAAGATTTGGAGTGTATGATGTATGATTATTGGATTGACCCTACAGGTAAACTGTATGAAGTTGATTACTCACATACACAAGATTTCAATCAAGATTTTACTTCATATGTTGCCAATGGCAATCATGGTAAAGTCAAACCAATTTACTGGAATGGTGTAGTAGAAGTATTTCCTGCCAAATGGGATTGTTACTACGCACCATTTCCATCTTGCTTTTTAACCTTTACTCGTGGTATAATTACTGAGGTAACACATGAACGTGAAAGAACTGCCTGATGGCAAACTCGAAATCGAATGGGACGAAAACGACCCGATTGAAAGCATCCTCAACAACTGGACGGAAGAAGACTTCAAAAACTTCTTCGACGAGTGCCTCCGTCAAGACTCAGCAGAATTTGAAAAAGAATCTGGAGAAACTGGCATCTCCGAAGCAACCCAAGAAGACATCGAAGACTTCTGGTACAACGAACTCATCCAAGAAGACGACATCACGAAAGAAAGTTATTGAACCCAAAAATAGTCGTAAGCAAGAACTATTTCCTCATAAGACATTTCCCTATCGTCTGGAAATAAAAAAACAAAAACGATTATGCTGGTTTGTTTGTCATGAACATGCCTTAAAAGAAATCACTAGATACAATCTACAACCCAAAGATTACGTTTATCAAGTTTATCCTAAGTACCTATGAGACCTGAAACCCGCGAATCAATGGAAAATCTTTGGTCAGCAAAATGGAACTTGCCAAAGGCAGCAAAAAATGCTAACCTTACTGAGAAGGAAATGAAAATCACATTCAATGAGTATTGTGCATTTCATCCTCCAATCTACAACCCCGATGGGAGTGTGGCGGAATCGGTAGACGCACCAGACTTAAAATCTGTTGAGCAATATGCTCGTGAGAGTTCAAGTCTCTCTACTCCTATAGTCACGGATGGACTTTAACAGCACATGGGTAAATATGACTTTGGTGGTCTTGAAAGGCATCCTGCTAACATACTAAGGTTAATTAGTGAGTTAGAGGGATCCTATCAACTTTGTAAGTGGATGGGTTTTGAAGAGGATATGAAAATCCTCGATGAAATGAAAAAACCCTACTATAAACTCTACTTCAAAACGAAGAAAGAGTATGATAAAATGCCTCCGTAGCTCAGTGGTAGAGCAGGGCTTTTGTAAAGCTCAGGTCGCAAGTTCAAATCTTGTCAGAGGCTCTCAATCCTCCTTAGCTCAGCGGTAGAGCGGTTGACTGTTAATCAATTTGTCCCTGGTTCGATCCCAGGAGGGGGAGTTATGAAAAAACTAGAAGTATTTCCAACACCATTACATTTCTTTAATATTGGTACTACCAAAGAATTTTTAGAATGTAAAAAAGCATTAGAAAATATTGCTGCTGAATGGGATTGCAAAGCAAGACCTAACGACCTTTCAGTGACTACAGACGATAATTTGCATATACAAGAACCTTTTATGGGTTTGTCTAAACTTATTCTGTCTAAATCCAAAGAAGTATTTGACGACCTTGGATTGGTGAGAGAATCTGAAAAGGTTGTTTGTATGTGGTCAAATATATCTCGTGCAGAAAATAAGCATCAAATGCATTTACATGCAAACTCTTACTATAGTGTTGTACTATATCTTAATTGTCCTCAACCATCGCCAGGAAATTTTGGAGTTAGAGACCCTCGTCCTGGATTACTACCAACATTTTTTGAATATGAAAAAGAAAATGCATTTTCTAAAAGAACTATAGATATTTTACCAGAAGAAGGATTATTAATTTTCTTCCCTTCTTGGTTAGAACATGGTGTGCAGAATGGAGATTTTCCTAGCAATGAACGAAGAATATCTCTTAGTTGTAACATCATGCCAGTTTCAAATGTAACAGATTACACCCACCAGTATTATTATCAATGAAAGGCATCTATTTACAATACGATTTTTTGTCTTCAGCAGAATGCTTTGCTGTAATGTCTTTTTATGAGGCAAATAAAGATAAAACATTTCTGCATGAATACAATCAATCATACCCTCTTCAATTGCATCATTTTCAGGGATTTAATGAATTTGATTATATTCATTCACGAGTAGTTGATTATGCTGAAGTGCTATCTAAGACCAAGTTTGAAGTTCATAATTTTGAGATTGTGAAGTGGGGTCCTAAATCAAAAATGAAATCGCATAAAGATTTTTCTGTTGATGAGTGGAGTGCTATTGTATATCTCAATGACAATTACTATGGCGGCAAAACAGAATTTACTGACCAAGAGTTAAAGATTACACCAAAACAAGGAACATTAGTTTTGTTTAATGGATATACTATGCCGCATAGCGTCTCAGAAATTTTGAATGGAAATAGATATACTATGGCGTACTGGTTAGAAAATGAATCTGTTTGAGTTCGGGGAATGGAATCTGACTACCGAAGAGTTTATGGGTAGTAAGATTATTACTATTGAAAATTATTTTAAGTATCCAGATTTAATTCGCAATCTTGCCCTAGAACCATTACCTGATTTGTGGAGAGCAAATTTAGAAGGTAGTATGAATGGTGTTCATTACATAGACAGACGGTCACTATTAAAATTAACTGGTAAGTATGATGAGCAATTTTCTAAGCATTATGATTACCTAGGTCAATTTATTAATCAGAAGGCAGGATTGCATAGTATTGATAAATCTGTTATCAGTAATGTTACGAGATTTTTAAAAACTTCTTTTAATAATATCAACGATAACTATTGGTGGCCACATAGAGATAGAGGATATAATGCAATCGTATCTCTGAATAATGAATTTTATGATGAATTCTCGGGTACGGTTTTATATCACCCTACAGGAGAACAACCCAAAGCACCAGAGAGTACAAATCCATGGGTATCTAAAAGTGAATATACTATTGTAAAACATTTGAAAGCAAAATATAATAGGTGTGTAATGTTTGATGGAAAATTATTTCCTCATGCTATGCACATAGATAATTATGATTTCTTTAGTGATTTTTATCGAGTAAATGTAGTCTTATTTTTTGAATAATGAAGGAAGAAAAAGAACAAACTATACCCGAACATCTATACGATGAATGGGAATCTTATCTTGCTGTTTGCGAATCTTTTGGTATAGAACCTAGCAAACGCAGATTCTTAAGATACAACGAATTGTTCCCGTATAAATAAACTTGTAGCAAATCGTGTGATTATTCCGTGGGAACTAGAAAAATTTCTCAGTTAGAAACTATTGATGATGCGAATCTATCTGGAGAAGCGATTCTTCCTGTAGTTGTATCGGACCCATTGATTCCTAACCGCAAGGTAAAGGTCAATCAACTTCATAAAGGAGTTGCACAAGGAGTAAAAAATGCACCTGGTTTGTGCTTTGACTTAGATCGTGATACGGGTTTGTATCAAACTCAGTATGATGAAATTGGTCTTGGTTTTGGTGATGGTGGTATTGAGTTTAGTAGAAGTGTAATTGATGTTACTTCTACATTAACAATCAATGCAGTTGATGAGACAGCAACTAATTCCAACATTAGATTGTCTCCTAAGGGAACAGGTGTTGTTCAGGTTGCTGGTGGATTTCGTATTGCTGATGGTGATTTTGAATTAGAAGATGCTCAGGGTCCACGAGTAAAGTTTGAGGTTGGACTTGTAGGAAGTGGAACTTCCTTACGAACAATGACATTCCCTTCTATATCTGCTGGTAGTGGAACTACGTTAGTTGGTGCAGATACTCAGCAAACATTAACGAATAAAACCCTACTCATTGATGAAGACAATTTAGTTATTGTTGATGGTTCGGAAGAAGCAAGTTTTCAAATTAATTGGGCAATATCATCAGGAATTAGAAGATCGTATTTTCTCCCTGATGCAGGAACAGTAACAACTACTGCTGAACCAACTGCAACTGCTTCTACATTACTGGATACTAAATCTATTCAGACGATTCTCAACAAAACACTTGTTGACCCTAGGATTGCTACTGACTCTGAGGCAGGTACTCCATATGTAATCATTAACACTGATTCATTAACTGACAATAGAACAATTACAGTTCCCGATTTAAGTTTAACTTTAGTTGGTCTTGATACTACTCAGTCGTTAACTAACAAAACGATTGAGAACCTAATTCTTAATGATAGTGGGGATGTTACAAAGAGAGCAACCTTCAGTACAGCGAATCAAAACACTACTACTAATAGAGTATTTGAATTCCCTGAGACTGATGACCTAAATACAACTATTAGTGATAACAATACGTTAGTCACTACATTAGCAACACAGAAGTTATCTGATAAAGAATTGGTACAACCAGGCATTTCTGATGCTGCTGATTCTTCTTTTAGTGTTACTATTCGTGCTGATAATATTACTGCAGATAGAGTTATTCGATTCCCTGATTCGGATGCTACACTTCTTTCTACAGAAAACGTTACTGCTGAAGACGTAAACTTCGGTGCTGGTATTGGTGGTCAAACCCTGACTGGTAGAACCAGACAACAACAATTTTTCTACGCAGGATTCTAATTTTTAACAATGGCAAGACAAGGACTTCTAGCACAAGCTAAACCAGCGGCAACAACTGATACATTGTTGTACTCTTCCTCAGTTACTGAGTCAACATCAGCATTACTTAAAATTGCTAATGATGGTACTGGGGCAGCATATCGTGTTGCACTTAGGGATTACGATCAAGCGTTAGTGCTTGACGCATCAACTTATAAATTACACAAAGGTGATGTAGTTACAAACTATCGTATTAATATTGATACTGCAATTGCTGCTTCAACATTCACTCCAGGACAGGCATTTACAACTGGTGATGGAGAAAAAAGTTTTAAGTTTGAATCTTTCTTCATCCCAACTCTAACAACAATTTTTGTTAAAGCATTTGCAATTCGTGACTTATCTCTAGAATCAATTACAGGCAATTTTGATTTGGGAGATACGGTTACAAAGGGTACTGGTGGTGATACGACTGTTGCAACAGTATTTGCATCATCTGGTGGATTTATTTCTGTTGGTCCTTCTACTATCAATGGTTCAGGAACCGAGTTTGCAGATGGTGATACTCTAACTAGTAGTTCTGGTGGTACGGGTACTGTTTCTGTTGGTGGTATTGGCACTGCTACTAGTAAGTATGTCTTCTCAGAGACTACTATTGGTGCTAACTACGATAGACAAGTATCTGCTCTATTCTCTGATAGAACGTATCGTTTTGATGTTTCTGACAGCACAATGTCAGGTAGAGATTTCAAACTATCGATTACTGAAAATGGAGAATTTGGTCCTGATGGGGACTTTACGGCAACCGCTGATAATGGTGTTGAGTATACAACAGGAAAAACTTCTAATGGTACTGCTGGTAGTGGTGGTGCATACGTTCAGTACGATTTCTCTGCAAATTCCTCACTCCCTGTAGAAATCTTTTGGTATGATGGTGGAACTGGAACTGCTGGTAATTCTTCTTATGGTGGTGCTGATGATACCTTCGCTACAACAAGTGATGTATCTTACGATGAATTCTACGCATATGATATTGTAGGTACTCTTGTAGATAATACGGACACTTTTGAAGCAGATAGTATTACATATACTATTGAAAGTCAAACATCAGGGTCATATGGTATTATCAGAGATTATACAGGAACAGCATTAAAAATTATTCTTGGTGTTGGTTCTACTGAATTTGCTGGCACTGACATCTTTAGAGACGTACCTAAAGTCGCTTCTATTAATAGATCTGATGTAACAGTAAGTTCAGTAACAACCGCAAAAGCAGCGATTGATACTAATACATACCTTGCAGTTGATACAGCGTTGTCTGCTAATACAGTAGATAATATTACATCATTAGTCATTGGTCCTGGTCAAAGAGTTCATGTTTACTCAGCAACTCAAAATAATGTATTCTCCTTAATTGGTTTTGAGGATGGAAGTAGTGAGTTTACAACTCGCGTCCACGGCATCTACTAAATAACTGTATAAGAAAGACCTCTAAGCAGAAATGGCTCTTACTAGACTTAAGAATATTATTACGTCCAGAACTGGACGTATTATCTACGTTAACCCTGATGATTTCGATGCATCCGATGCTATCGATAATAGGGGAAACTCGGCGTTACGACCCTTTAAGTCTATTCAAAGAGCGTTTCTTGAGGTAGCAAGATTCTCGTATCGAGTTGGTTTATCAAATGACGAATTTGATGCCTTCTCGATTATGCTGTATCCAGCAGAATATATCGTTGACAACAGACCTGGCGAAGTTTTATATACAAACGTTGCTCCCATTGATGAGAACTCAAACTTAGATTTGACTTCTCCAAACAATGTTTTATATAAGTTTAATTCGGTAGAAGGTGGTATTATCGTTCCTAGAGGTTGTTCCCTCGTTGGTACTGACCTTCGTCGTACAAAAATTATTCCTAAGTATGTTCCTTACCCTACAGTATTTGCTGCAAAGGGTATTAATACAGAATCACAAGTTCCTCCTCGTACTGCTATCTTTAAGGTAACTGGTGGTACTTATTTCTGGCAATTCTCATTCTTCGATGGTGCTGAAGAGGGTGTATATTACAAACCTGATAGTGTAGAGACACTAGCACCTAAATTCTCACACCATAGACTTACTTGTTTTGAATTCGCTGATGGATTCAATTCCTTACAAACTTTAATCTCTGGTGATCCTACTAGAGGTTTAGAGCAAACAGTTCCTAATGCAGATTATTCTGCTGTTCCTAATATCTTAGAAAGAACTGACCTAGAAATTTACTATCAGAAAGTATCGAAAGCATTTGCTACTATTCCCGATACATCTGGCGACCCTGCTAATGACCAAATCCAGGCAAGAGTAGAAGAAAATAGAATCGTTGGTCCTATTTCTGATGAATACCGAGTCCTTCAAGTTACTCGTAATGGTAATACTGCTACGGCAGTTACTGTTGATGAGTTTGATAATCCCAGGGACCATGGTTTCTCTGTTGGTGTTAACATTAATATCTCAGGAGTTACTGGTTCATCTGGACCACAATCGTTAGTCGATGCAAGTTTGTATAATGGTTCCTTTACTGTAACTTCTGCATCAGGTAATATCTTTACCTATCAGATGCTATCCGAACCTTCTGGTAATGCTGTTGGTAGTAATGTTACAGTTAAGACTGAAATTGATACTGTTGACTCTGCATCTCCTTATGCGTTTAACCTATCACTGAGAAGTGTCTGGGGTATGAATGGAATGTTGGCGAATGGTGCTAAAGCAACTGGTTTCAAATCAATGGTTGTTGCACAGTTCACTGGGTTGAGTCTTCAGAAAGATGATAGAGCGTTTGTAAGATTTAACGAATCTACTGGTAATTATGATAATGCAGCAGCAGGTGATGGTGCTCACTTAGATGGTTTTGCTGAGTATCGTAAGGGTTGGGCACATAGACATATTGTCTGTACTAATGATTCTTTCATTCAGGCAGTTTCTGTGTTCGCTGTTGGATATGGCACACACTTTACTGCTGAAAGTGGTGCTGACATGTCGATTACGAACTCAAACTCTAACTTTGGATCGACAGCACTTCGTTCTGCTGGTTTCAAAGCAAAGGCATTCTCTAAAGATAAAGCAGGAGAAATTACACATATCATTCCTCCTAAAGCACTTAGTGTTATTTCTACAACTGCAACAGGTGCAAGTGGTGAAGTGAATATTACATTAGCAAACGATGGTTCTGTTAATGGTGTTATTGAGGGTATGAATGTTACTGGCACTAATGTTGGTGTCGGTGCAACAGTTGTTTCTGTTAATACTAACACTAGAATAGTTACACTATCTGTAGTTAACACTGATACTGTCAATGGTAATATTATTTTTGGAGAAGAGACTTCAGTCAACTGGGTGAATATTGATATTCAGAGAACAGTTACTATTAACCAAGCACTTGCTGCTGGTGGAGGAGTTGCTGGTTCAAGACTTTACCTCTATGGATATACTGCTCAAGGTTCACCACCAACAACCAGAGTACAAGGTTATAGTGTTGGTGCTCGTCAAGATGGTACTGGTGCTAGTGCAGTTGCAGATAAACTTAACGTTAAGTTAATCCCTTCTGTCGGTTCTGATGCTGAAATTAAAACCGCAGACATCTCTCCATATGGTCCTGATGTATCTGGTAAAGCAGCAGGAGAAACAGGATCTCCAATCCAATTTGATGAAAATACATACACTATCGGTGGAGTATCTGCTGTTGGTGGATGGTATCTGTCTGTAAATTCAACTGGAAATTCAATTTATACAGTTCTCACTACAAATACACAAACATATGGTAATGTAAACTTTACACCAACAACATTCATTAAGAGAATTCCTGACTCTAGAGACCTTGCTGATAGAACTTACCGTGTTCGTATGGTTATTGACAAGGACAAGAGTAATCCTCTTCCTAGAGATCCCTTGAGTGGTTATGTAATGCAACCACTTAATAGTAATACATCTGCATTCAAATTGGATGGTACATTCTACATCTATGATATTGAAAAAGTACAAGAATTTGTTAGAGGCGTCGATGATGGAATATACTACCTCACCCTTTTATATGCATCTGTTGCACCTTCAGCTGCTAATTTTAACGACAGAAAATTCAGTCAAAATGTCAACGAAGTCTACCCTTCGTTTGACAGAGACAACCCTCTTGCTGACCCTGATCGTGCTTATTCCATCGCTGACAACGAAACTATCGGTCTCGTAAATGCAACGGATAATGCAAGTCCAACTCCAAATAAAGATCCTAAGAGGTCTATTACGAAAGAGGCAATTGTTAATCTTTTAACTGATACTGGTTGGGCAGATCCTTCTACTGAACCTGCATATAATTCAGTTAACAAAACACTTTCTAGTGTTCAACTTACTGCTCGTTTTGGTGATGAAGAAACTAGAAAGATTAACATCAGAGAAAATATTGCTGATAATTCAGTTGCACCTATTCCAATAGAACTTAGAAGGCATTCTATTATGCGTTCTGGTAACCATACGTTTGAATATCTTGGTTTCGGTCCTGGTAACTATTCAACTGCATTCCCTCAGACTCAAGTAGAGACGCTATCTGCTGACCAGATTAAGTTCTCGCAGTCTATTAAAGAAGAAGCAGGTGTTGCTTTCTACTCAGGTCTTAACTCTAATGGTGACCTATTCATTGGTAACCAGGTTATTAACCCTGTTACAGGTCAGATTACAAACGAAGATATTGCACAACTGAATGTTATTGGTGAAGAGAATACAACGATTGAGACATTCTCTGAGTTGGTGCTGACTGATAAACTCACTGTTATTGGTGGTGCATCTAACCAGTTAGAATCTGTATTTGCTGGTCCTGTCACATTCCAAGGTCAGGTATCTTCTACTAGTAATATTATTGCTAGAAAGATTACTTATAATAACCAAGATGGTACGGTTATTAAATCTACCCTGTTAGCACCAGAAGATTCAAATGGTCTACCAAACTTTACTAATATCACTAACTATGATACACCTTCTGATGGCGATTTAGTTTATAATTCAACTTGGTCTCCTGGTAAATCTTTGGGGTGGATTTATTATGGTCAAGTTTGGAAAGAGTTTGGATTGACTGATATTGAACAGATTGATATTCAAACATTTACTGACAATAATGGTGATGAGCAACAACACTTAGGTTTTGGTGTTGCTGCAAATACTTCATACCGTGCTAATCTAAAAGGTAATGTTAGAATTGATGGTAACTTAGTTACTACAGGTACGGGTGGTATTTCTGCTGATAAGTACGTCAGTCGTATATATCGCAATGGTGAAAGTAATGGACCTGATGGTAGTATTTTGACATTCCCAATTACTACTTTTACTGGCGGTGTTCAGCACACTGCAACTTCTCTCTTAGTTATGTTGAATGGCGTAGTTCAAATTGGAGGAACTACTACTGAAGTTAACGATGGAGATGCTAACTATTCTGTTGATAGTAATGCACAAAACATTGTATTTGCTTCGGGTACTCCTCCTCAGGCAACTGATGTTCTTCATATTGTTGAAATGCCTATCTAAATAGTATCGGAGCAACTTAGTCAAAAATGGCACTTACTAAAATCAGTGGAAATCAAATTTCTACTGCAACAATTGCAACTATGGATTCTCTCTCATTTTTAGATGGTGAGAGCATCTTAAAGTTACCTAACGGAACAACTGCTCAACGTCCAGATTCTCCAACTCAGGGAACGCTTAGATATAACTCTGAGTTGAACAATAATGCTGGTGCTGCTGAAGTATATGTTGCGAATAATGGTACTGGAAATCCTGGTTGGGTTGCTGTAGGTTCTGGTGGCGCATCTTTAGGTAAAGGTGGTGTTATTAGAAGTAATCCTGACTTTATTGATGAGAATATTACTGTAGACCCCTCTCTTGATGATAAATTTAAGAATGCATTTACTAGAGGTCCATTAGAAATTAGAGACAATTTTACAGTTACTATTGCAGATACTGCTGATTGGCAAATTTGGGGTGGAGAACCAGAAGATCCTTTTCCTGGTGCAGTATTGGGGATGGGATATGCTCAGACACCAGCAACAAGATATAGGTTGAATACTAATAATTTGAGTGATGCTGGTGCCACTATTCCCAATTTAGCAGTATCATTCACACCTACAAGAACGACTTCTAAGATTATTATTACTGCTTCTATAGCAAATAATGGTAGACACGTTTATTCATTTGGAGTAAAACGTGACGGTGTGTTACTAACGACTGGAGCAGCAAATTCTAATAATAGTAATAGTGGTGGTGCGATAGTAACTGGTTATCATGGAGAAGACGTGGCAAGTCACATGAGAGTAACTACATTTAGTTTTGAGGATACTTCGGTTTCTGCTGGAGATACCTATACATATGAAATTTGTGGCACTGCATCTTGGAGTGGATCGCCTCGTGATCTTTATATCAATGATAGAGATTCTAATGACATGAGAAGTATTTCTTCTATGACTGTCACTGAAATCATGGGTTCATAAATAAAGAGGGGGAATAATTAACTATTATGTCTAAAGTAAGAGCATCTTCTATTAAGGGACTTGGGGTAGCAGATGGTGGACCTTTTATTGATCTGAATAAATTCAGTCATGGTCAACCACTTGATATGGGTAGTTCTAATATTACCACTGGAGTATTGACAATTACAAGAGTAAACATTACCACTGCAACGACTACTACAATAAATGCTACAAATATGGTTGTTAGTGGTGGTTCTGTAAATCTTAATGGTGATGAATTGCTA